CGGCTGTTCAAACCAACGTCTATCGTAACGTTCTTCTTGGTGCGCAGGCAGTTACCTGGGCATGGGGTGGTGCTGGTGATTCCAAGTCCACTGTCATGGCTTTCCATCCGTACACTCGGGATGCTGAACGCTTCCTCATGATCAGGGGTGGCGGAATCTTTGGTGCGAAGAAGGTCGTCTTCGGTGGCCATGACTACGGAGTTGTTGCTGGTTCCAGTTACGCAACTGCTCTGACCTAAGGAGGTACTTAATGGCTAACACAGATTTTATCTCCCATGCCGCAGCGGATAATTTCCGCTTGGCCCGGAGTAAGACCTTGTATGAGCTGGCCGATGGCACATACAACTTGATCCACATTCCCAAGTTTGCTTTTGTATTCAACGTCTGGTTCTATGTCACTACTGCATATGCCGGAGGCGCTAACGGTGCTGTTACAATTGGCTTCCTTGGGAATGGTGAGAGTGCTGACCCTGATGGTTTCATGGATTCAGCTTGGGCCGCCGGGCGTGTTGCTGGTGTTAAGGAAATGCACGGTGACACACAGCCTGGGAGCAAGGGAAAGTGGTTCATGGACGCCAGCGGTTTCCTGACTATCACCCTTTCCAAGGGCACAGACAGCACGCTTCTTCAAGGATTTGTCTTCATGCATTATGCTGTGCTTCACTAAAGTGAAGTGCATTAAAGGAGGAATAAATGACCGATAAACTTATGGTTGACTACAGAAATCCTGCTCAGCACCGAGTGATTTATCAGCCGTACTGGATTTCTTCTCTGGAAATTAAAGCACTTGACCTTGGGTCAGATGAGACCAAGATCGCTGTGTGCTTTTCTTTCCCCGCGGCTAAGTACGGTTCCAGCATCATCATTGTTGAGAAGGTTGGCTTTCAGGTGACCGAGGCCTTTGCTGGTGGCACCATCACTGTTGATGCTGGGCGATGCACCATTCCGCTGGAAACCACTACAACTGGTGGTGCTGTCACCTTCGTCGATGAGAATGATCTCATTGAAACTGGTGGTATTACCAGCGGAACTCCGGGCTACTATCCTGCCGCGGCCGGTGACTGGATTACTGCAGCTGCGCTCGCCACCTGCGGTGCTGACTGTCGTATCGTTCCTGCAGATTCTACCGTCCCCTGTGCTACTGTCTATGTCACCAGTGATGGTACCATGACAACAGGAAAAGGTCGTCTGCACATGATGATCACTGAGGTCCCGCTGTACTAACCTCAGGAAGCGTCAATAATTGACACTTGCTTAGAAGAAGGGCAGGACGATGAAACTAGAGCAGATACGTAAGGAAGTTGCAAATATTGTAGACGATAATAGTTTTGCTCCTGAGGATATAGATAATTATATTAATCAGGCAATAAGCTATTCTGCAGGCGTTGTAAAGCTTCCTGCGTTGAAGAGGATTGGAACGGTTGACTTCTCGGAAGATGCTTACTCTGTTTCGTTGTCTGAGATGGTTGGAGATGCTCTTGTTAGGAGTATATCATACGCAGTACTTGAAAATGGTAATGAGCTGAACATCCTTAACGGTGTTGAAGAGCTTTTAATGTCATATCCTAAGTTAGATAAGGTTGGGATACCTAAGGATATTGCATTAGAAACTCAGACCCTTTGGTACCAGCCAGCCGGAGACTATACTGCAACATTGGTCTACTACACTCGTCCTGCCCCTCTTGCTAAGAATACTGATATACCATCTGTATTTCCTGAGCATCTGCACCGCGGGCTGTTTGTGCATGGAGCAGCCTGGATGATCTATGATCAAATTGAGGATGGAATTGAACAAGAGAAAAAGGTAAATACTATCAATCAGTTCTTTCATTCGTTCAGTGAAGTGAACAGAGAATCTGCAATAGTTAAACTGCGGGAGTGGATAGGCCAGAACCGAGTCCACCATATCAGTAGTATTTGGAGGTACTAATGGCTGCTGTTCTCTGGATTAAGCGAAGTAATGGCCTTGCCAATAAGTATGATCCTTCGAGGATTAAGTATGATCCTAAGGAAGGCGTGGAGGATTTTGCTGAAGCATACAATGTAGACATTGATATGACAGGGGCTGTTAGTAGGCGGCTTGGTTTTGCTGAGACTACAATCACAGGGAATGTTCATAGTTTCTGGAATACCGAGTTAGAGTGTTTAGGAGTAATTGATAATAATCTTTGTTCCATTGGAATGGACTGGACCACTAAGATTCTTGTTAGTGGATTGACGCCAGAAAAGTTTATGTCATACTGTCAGTATGGTGACTCAATAATCTTTATGAATGGCGCACAGTCTGGGGCAATAAGAAATGGAACAGCCTGGAACTATACAAAGCCAACGAATCCTCGATACCCTGATGCTACACGAGAATATGATAATCCACCTGTTGGAAACATTGTCAGAGCATCATCCGGAAGAGTTTATATCGCAGATGGCAGCACTCTCTGGTATAGTGAGCCGTTTGCTCCTAATCTGTTCAGAAGAGCAACGAACTTTATCTACTTCCCATCAAGAATAATTATGGTGGCTCCGGTTAGCTCAGGATTATTTATCTCCACTACGAAAAAGATTTACTTTTTAAAAGGGCTGGATCCAAAACAGTTCTTTCAGACAGTGATTGCTAATTATCCTGCAGTAGAAGGTACTGACGTAGAGGCAGATGGAATTGCTATAGGTGATAACATAGCTGGTGCTCTTCCTATTCAGATTTTTACAACCACTGAAGGAATCTGTGTTGGTACGTCAGATGGTAGACTACTTAATCTAACGTATGATAGACTGGAATATCCTAAGAGTCTTAGAGGATGCGCTCTATATACGGGCAAGAAATATATTGTTAATCTTGGTGGTACTTCATCTGATGAGTTGCTTACAATCTGCGTGTCATTGAATAAGTTGGCAGTAAGCCAGTATGCAAACTATAACTTTAACTCAATGGTTAAGTATGACGGGAAGTTACTTGGTGGTAGGACAGATGGTTTGTTTGTACTTGATTCTGGAGACAATGATAATGGAACAAGCATAGAGGCTTGGATAAGGACAGGGCCGACTGACTTTGGGGCTGAGGAGGAGAAGAGACTTAGGAAACTTTATCTTACATATAGAACAGATGGTAGGATGAAGATGCATGTTGCTGGGGATGCTAAAGATTTTGTGGTGCAAGACATAGTACCAGCTAATAATGAGCTTGGTATTATTCACCAGAAGGCCGCGGGCGGTAGAGATCTTAGAGGTAGGCATTTAGATTTAAAACTGGCTAATGTTAATGGCTCTGATTTTACTATCAATGAGGTCAGGGCTGTGTTAGTTGTTCTTGGGATAAATACTAAGGAAGGAGCATAAAGATGATTAAGTTTTCTACTGGTCTGCGAGACAAGCTCAATGGATTAAAGGGAACTGTTAAGGGAGCAATCATTGGTGCCACCCTGGCATTTGTAGATGGGGGTGCCGGTGCTGATACAATCACACATTCTGGGAATGGTTTTATTACAGCTGGTTTTGCTCCTGGTGACTTGTTGTTTGTTAAGGGGGCAACAACAGCAGCAAATGATTCAGCGCTCACTGGCGTGGTCATTGCTGGTGTTGCCGCTGGAACTCTTACTCTTCCGATAGTTGCAGTAGATACTGCTGAGGTTGCAGCAGCTGGTTGTGTGGTAGCCTGTGCTAAGGGTGGCTCTCTCAAGGATGTGATGAAGGATGGAAAGATTCTTATCTACTCTGGATCCCAGCCTTCAACTCCTGACGCTGCGCCAAGTGGAACATTGCTGCTTACCATTACAGTTAGCGGTGGTGCCTTCGTTCATGCAGCATTTGACAACGGCCTTGAGTTTGAGGATGATCCTACTGACGGGGTCATGGAGAAATCTGGAAGTGAGACCTGGCAGGGCACTGCAGTGGCAAGTGGTACAGCCGGATGGTTTCTCTTCGTGGCAAATCCAACTGATGCCCTGGCAGCTTCTACTACTCTTGCTCGCATCTCTGGCTCCATTGGAATCAGTGGCGCTGATCTAAACATTGCTAATACCAGTATTGTGTCTGGTCGAGTTTATACCATTGACGAGTTCTCCTTTACTTTGCCTGAGTACTATGGAGCGTAGTTAAATGGCTGACGTAGACGTCCCAACTATATATGATTCGATCTCCGTATCGGAGAGTGTGACACTATTTCTGCCTTCAGTAAATCTGTCTGATAGTGTAACAGTAGAAGATGTTAATACTGTTACATTTCAGATGGAGATAAGAGAAGATCCTAGGATAGCATATAAAATGAAGGTTCCTGTTAGGGAACTCTCAGGCAATGTTACTCCTAACTTTCATCTCTCCAGCATTACACCAAACAGGTGGGGTGGTTATAGTGGTCTGGGCTATTTTGGCAGTAGGTTAAGTGAGACGATACCCTTAGCTGATTTATCTGGGTCCATGTTCGTTGTAGATGTTGGTATGACCAGCAACACGAACACTCCTGTAAGAAGTGGCTCTGGTAGATTTGGCTGGCGGCTGGTGGGGTACACGCCAAGTAGAAGCTTCAGTGCAAGCTTACTTAATGACTATTACCTTAGCTTGGATAAGCGCATACCAGTTAGATCCGTAGCTGGGGAGTTTAAGTATTCAAGTTCATTTACCCTCAGCCGCCAAATTCCACTTTGGGTAGGCTCGGTGAGCTTGGCATTTAGCCAAGAGGTTGGTGCAAGCGCGGTGGTCCGGATTCCAGGGGCGTTTATCTTCTCTGGTTCCGGACGAGCCCTAGGGACATTCAGCCTCGATGGTAATACTCCGATATGGAGTATCGAATCAGATATGTACTGTGTGTCAATGGTTCTTGATGAAGAGATTCCTATTTGGTTATCAGATAGTAATGCAGCAGTTGCAATGGTTATGACTGATACTGTGAGACTCACTGATTATGTCTTGAGGTATGTAAGATCATGAGAACTTTGTGGCTGCATGGGATTAAGTTTGTCTTACAGTCTGAGACAGATGAAGCCATTCCTAATCTTATGAAATGGATGCCAAGGATTAAGGGTGACATCCTTTCAATGAGAGCAAGCTATGATCCTGAGTCTACTGTAAAGAACTGGAGAAGGCAAGATAGGTGGGATATACAAGAGCTTAATAACGTTGTGACAGTTAAGATTCATAGTGCTCCTGAGCCTAAGCCTGGTGGAAGAAAAATTGATATAATTCCTCCTGAGGGATATGATCACTGTCTTATTGTTGAGCATTTTGACGAGCCAAAATTTGCTGTGTTTCTTAAGAAAGCATCTGATGGTGGAGGGCAAGGTGAGCTTGAATTTTATGGCTGGATTGGATACTTAGAAGATAATCTGTTTGATCCTCCTGGTAAAGGAGATCAGCAATCAAGTAGATCAGTCCCCTGGGCAAATGGATATCTGCCTGATAATATTCAGCAGGTTGGCAGGGTGGATCAGGGCTGGTGGGCGTATGGCTATCCAAGTAATCAGATTTCTGTATGGTATCAACTTAGTACTCGGCTTGGCCATTCAGATGCTGAAAGAACAATCTGGAGAGTTTATCCAGTTGGTAATCAAGGAATTCATCCAAACGTAGATATTAGTACATACTGGGATCCAAGTTTATGGTGGCAGCCTCCAGCTAATGCGTCATTTGAGTTCTATGATGATCTTCCTGTTGGTCTTGGGCTACATAATGATAAAGCTCATATGTATTACTGGATTACTCGAGGCATTAATCCACAAGCATATGTATGGTGGCCAGTAGGATT